AGTTTGCTGCTTAACATCGCATACAGCTTACGTTCAACCGCGCTACCTTGAATATGTACAATGGTCATGGCGTTCTCCTGACCCTTGCGATTGATACGAGCGTTTGCCTGTAAGTAGGTCTCGATAGAGGTTACAGGCGAGTACCAAATAATCACATTCGCAGCGGTTAGCGTAACTCCGTGGGCTGCTGCTTGTGGCTGAATGATGAGTACCTTGGGGTTAGATTCGGTTTGGAACCGATTGAAGATTCTTGTTCTGCTCTGCGCACTGACATCACCAGAAATGATTTCGCTGGTAATGTTGTTTTTGTCTAAGTAGTCCTTCAACAGCAAGATAGTGTGGCGGAACGGGACAAAGACAAGAACTTTATGGGATGCCTCTTCAATAACTTCTACTACTGCACGTAGTCGGTTGCTTACATCAAACTCAACGATAGCTCCGGTATCTGTGTAGACGGCACCGCCTGAGATTTGAAGTAGCTTGTTTAGGTTTGTTGCAGCATTCGGAGTAGACACTTCCTCACCAGCCGCTGAAATAAGCATTTCTTTTTTGAGTTGTTTGTAATACTTGTCTTGCTGCGGAGATAGCGGAGCTTCGCGCTCAACATGGGTGACTTCTGGTAGGTCAAGACATTCTTCCTTGGTGAATCTAATGGCAGGCTGCAGAGTAGCAAATACTGTTTTGTTTGCTGTTGGCTTTGGTACCCATTTGAAGCGCGTGATGTTTTGCATAACCATGTCGCGGTAAGCGCCAAAGAATCTGGGTACACGTTCAGGTACACACAACTTGGCTAGGCCGTACGCATCAGCAGGGGATTGGGCAGCGGGTGTGCCGGTCATCATCCACAACCAAGTTTTGTCTGTGATTAGACTCTTCATCACTTTCCAACGTCTGGTGTTGACGTTCTTGTAAGCGTTTGCTTCGTCAATAATAATTAAATCAAAACTGCCTGCGCGAATAGCGTCGGCTACAATTTCTACGCCGTCGTAGTTAATTACCACGTATTCGTACAGCCCTTCCAGAATACTCTTTCGCTTCTCGCGGCTACCATGCGCCACCGCAGCGTTTCTATGCGTAGCAAACTTAAACAAATCTGTATGCCATGCCGACTGCATGATTGACAATGGGCATATGATAAGTACTCGCTTTATGGCCCCAACGTTTAGAAGATAATCGGATGCCCATATCGCTGCAGCAGTTTTACCCGTGCCCTGTTCGTTAAAACAAAAGCTACGCGGGTTGAGGGTAAAGAAGGCTGCTGTTTCTTTTTGGTGGTCCATAGGCTTGAACTGCCCATTCCACGCGTAGTCCCGCATGATTGGTGAGGGCACGTTCTTAAACTTTAGCTTCGCTAAGGATTGCGCAGTTGACAAATCCCAATCTACTGCTACGACAGAAATATCATCCTTGGCCGAGCCTAGCTTCTTACTGCCGGTCACCGTTTCAGTAATTCGTTCTGGGTACCTAGTCCGTACCAGAAGCACTCTGTCTTTTACAATTTCCATTATTTTTTAGGCTTGTTTCTTTTGACGGTGTGGTCTGAGTTTCGGGAGAAAGACCGGTTCTTTGTGGGGGACTTGAGGCGAAGATTGCTGGGCGAGTTGGTGCCCCCCTTGGATAGCGGAATAACGTGGTCGATGTCTTTACCGGCACGGTCTACTCCTTTCTTATCCATAGCGTACCTAGCGCGGGCGCGGGCAGCGCGCGGTTTCTTTTCGCCACGTGCTTCCTCCTGCTTCCATTCTTTTTTATATGGTCTGGGTTTGTTTACATACGGCATTTAATCCTCCTAATTTTTTCCGTGGTATTCACAGTCTTTTACAGGACAGTGGTTTCGACAAGTGAAATTCGGTTGAGGGTTCCAAACGCTATGTTCGTATGCTCTTTCTAGTCGTTGCAAATCACCAAACCAATTTGTCCACATTTCTTTCTGTCCATCCCTAAAAAACTCACACTGGATGAACTCCTTGGATACTACAAACAAAAGTCCAGCTTTGATATGCTGGACCTCGGGGAAGTGCTTGAATACAGCCAGAGAAAGAATCTCTAGCTGCTTTGTGTCTGCGTATCTAGCTGACTTACCAGTCTTGTAGTCTACTAAAATTGCGCTCTCGCCGTCCACAATGAGCAAATCAGCAACCCCTCGCCACCATACGTCCTCGTCAAAAAACCCACAGGGTTCAATGGATTTAGTGAGGCCCATCTGATGTTCGCAAAGCCGGTCTCCAGATAGAGCCTTAAAAATATCCAAGTAATTCTTAACGAACGCAAACTGCGGCGGAATCGTTGTGCCATCTCTAACATATTCTTCTGCTGCCTTATGTAGTTCCTTACCATAAATAAGGTGCTGACCTTCTGGTTCTACAACATCCTTAGCAACTTTAAGCCGGTAGAACTTCCTAGGGCATTGTTGGAAAAGAGATAAAGAAGAGTAAGACCATTTGTATTTAGGTTGTTTTTCTTGTGTGTCATCAATCACTTGCAGTCCCCGTAAGATTTCGCGTAGCTAGCTTCGCACCCAAGCGGCAACCCTTCTGCCCAATCAGGTACCCACTGCATAGATTCGGTGACGTATTTGAGCGCAGCATCAGCTTCTTCTTTTGTAACCACGCACACTATTGAATCATGCACTGTCAATGCTACACGATACTTACGACTTATTCTAACCATTTGTTCGCCAATGATGCAGCGCGCCAAAGCTTGACAAATGTTTTCTACAACCTTGCCACCGTAAACGTATAGTTCTTCTTTGCGGCGCATGTAAACAAACTTATTTTCTTCTACCTCTCTCAGCCCTGTGTACTTAAGAGTCATGCCGTTGGGCAAGAAAAACCCATGCTCTGGGTGCATATATACGGCGTCCTGTACCCCAAACTTAGCAACAACCCCGTCAAGCATGCCGCGCAAACAACGGTTGCCATCCCTCCAAAGCGTAACTATTTGTGGGTTAGCGTCTCGGTAAACTTTGATAATTTTCTTACAAGTTGGGTTGTCTAAGTCATGGCCAAAGTTTTTTAGTTGTAGCTGGAACTTGTCTGCACCCATGCTATAGCCACAGCCCAAGATTGTTGTCTTGCCAACAAACCGCTCTCTTCCATCTATTTCGTCTACTGGCTTGTCATAAATCTTAGCCGCCATATCTTTGTAAACGTCTCGATTAGCAGCGAAACCCTCCACTAAGTCCCACTGTCCGGCTAGCCAAGCAAGGACTCGCGCTTCAATCTGCGAAGAATCGGCGTTAATAATCACGTATCCTTCAGGTGCAATGATTGCCCGTTTGATAATGTTTGCGCCACGAGACGGTAAGTTTTGTAGGTTTAGGTCTCCGTCCCCACCCCATCTGCCTGTATGCGCGGCGTAGTATTTGAGTGGTACAGGGAGATTTCCACGTCTGGATATGTTTATCAATCGTTGGGTGCGAGTCTCTTCCAATGTTGATTTGTTGCCCAGCCTAGCTGAGACAAGTGCTTGAACGTATACATTGGGGTGCTGCATGAGCGCCTTGAATCCGTCATCAGATTTGGCAAACGCCCACGTCTCTTCGTTTGTCCTTGCACTTATTTTGGTTGGTGGGTCTACACCTAAAGTTTTAAGTGCCTCTGCAAACTTATTGTTTGACATCAAAGTTTCGCGGTCTACCTTGACTGCTTCCAACAGTTTGGTCTTGCGGTCTTTAACATCTTCCAAATGCTGCTCAAGCATAAGACAGTCAAGCTCTAGCACCGGCTCCGAAAACATCTTGATAGTCAGATTGATAAGCTCAAGTTCTGAATGCGGGAACCTTGATAATAGTTTCAGAAGAAGTTGATATGTCAGGTCAACGTCGTTGATACAGTATTTGCTGTATCTATGTAGTTCTTCGGGAGAAAAATCACGCCTTTTTTTCCCTAGCGCATTTAGTACTTCTGTGCCTTTCTCCCCCAGACCGTACCGTTCCGCAGCGGCTTTCAAACTGTTGCCTACTTCTGAACCATCTACTGCGCGAGCCATGCTCAGCGTATCCATCCAAACAAGGGGCTGTATACCAAACCGCCAAGAAAGAATCGCTGCATCAAACGCTGCGTTATGAGCAAGGGCTATTGATTCCGACCAGTTGTAGCTATCTAAAACCCTTTTCAAATGCTCGGGTTCTCCGGTGTACCACTCGGTGGGTTCATCGTTTTGCTTTACGGCAAACCCAATCACTTCAAACTCATCACTACGGACGTATTCTTCCGTAGTTATTTTGGATAAGCTGAACTCACGAGAGTAGTACGTCTCGAAATCAATAGTTATAAGGTTCATGGTTAGAAAGGCACGTCTTTGTCGTGTTCACCATTAACAAGAAGCTCCAGCACAGAATTTTTAGTGCTAGTTAGGCTAATTTCGCGCAGTCTCCCATCTAGGATAAGTCTGTCTAACATGGGGAAGTTTCCATGTATAGCCAAGTCCAACCAACGCAATCCATTAGCTTGCCAGATTCTGCTAGATATTTTTGAGAAATCTTGAGGGTGCGTGTCCATACGTTTGAGAACTATCACCGTATGGTCTTTAAGTAGTGGGCGAAGCGCTATCTCCACTAACCGCGTTAGGTTCATTCTCGTCCTTGGATAGATGCGTTATTAATCGGTCAAGGTACCACCGTGCTTTGCGGAGGTCTTCTATCTTGCCTTTGTTTTTCCATCGCCATGTGTATTTGATGATGTTGCCAGTACAGACTGCTTCAATGCCGGTAAGCCCAATAGTTGCAGAGGCAATAGCATCAATACACTCAATCGTACCAGCATTATAGTGCATCGGATGGTCTACTGGGTCACTCATTTTTGCGCCAGCCTGTAGCAAATGTTGCGCACGTTGTACTCAGAAAAGTCTACAAGTTCTTTCTGCCCTTTAACTTGGGTTTGCTCGTACTTGAGAGTTACTTCCTGCACATTGTTGTAGTTGTTGTAGAGTTTGTAGATGGTTACAGTACGGCCAGACGGCATCATGTATCGTTGGCCAACTTCCAAAGCTTCGGTCGGTTGAGTAAGTCGCATGGGTCTCTCGTTATGATTTTTGTATTTGCGTGGGGAAACAATAGTAGTCGCCGGGGTTAATAATTTCTTGCATCTTGCGTTCGTCTTGGCACTCTTCTAATGTTTCAAATACATCCATGTACATCCAATGCCCACTGCTGAATAACAATAGATTAAACCAGATGTACATGATAGCTCCTACTTTTTCACTAGAACTTCTAGTGCTTGGATAGTGGCCTCTAGCTTCGCAATGTAGCGGTCTTTTTCTTTTATCTGTTCCTCGTACTTCTCAAAGAAACGGCTGCGCTGCTCATGTTCTCGGTTCATCAAACGAATAAGCTCTTGGCTAATGTCAAATTGACGTTGCATAAAATCAGACATCACGCATCCTCCGGCTGTCCCATCTCCAGAATTTGTGCTTTGGCAAGTTCAAGCGCCCACAAAATATCTGGACCACGGGTAATGGTTGAGTGAAGAGCGAGTTCTCCATTCTCATCAAAACAAATAATGATTACATCTTCTGCCGTTTGTGCCTCGGCAAGGGCGTACTCAACTCTGCTCATTTCGGTGCTTCTCCACAAACTGTTCCATACGCCAAATAAGTTCTTCCTTCATCCAGTCACAAGCAGCGTCCCAGATGTCGTTAGGGTTGTGTGTCTTGCCGTTATTCTCAAACCACCACTGCTCAAATGCCTTCCGGCGGCTCTCGTTCATGGTCTTCCTCCATCAGTTTAGCGGTGTCCTCCGCTAGTTTAATGGCTTCATTAAGTATCGCGTTAAACCCACGCTCCATCAAATACTGACGGCCTTCCTCATCAACTTCAAGACTCACAATCAAGCCACTGTCAGTTTCAAGACAACTAATAACATCAAACTTCATCTTCCCCTCCTTCGATGAGGTCCTTCAAACCCTTCGCCTTTTCTTCACCAGCAAAGTACTCAAATATAACCCACAGTGCTTCCCTAAGTTTGTTGTTCCATTCGACATCGTCTGGGTGCAAAGAAGTAAAGTCACTGTAAGTGTACAAAATATGGTCTTCTAAAGTTTTAACCATAATTAAA